TGGCTTCTCCTCTGTTTCTAAATCTTTATCTTGCTCCCTATAATACTCTATTATCGCCAGCACATTGGTAACGTATCTTTTAAGCTCTGCCATGTTCATGCTAAGGCTTTCATAACCTTGAGTCGATAACGCATAGTAAGGTTCAGCTGGTGCCTTGCCGTCTTTAACCAGCTGTAAATATTCTTCCATGACTTCTGGTGTAAGCACACGCCACTTAATGTCTTGCAGGTTCACTTCCAAAGGCATAGGGGGATGGTACATAGGAGCAGGCAAAGTAATTGTTTTGATCTCCACAGGAGCAGTGCGTGGTTGAAACAAAGAGCAACCACTGACAACCAAAACTAAGCTAATTACTAGCAGGTGCTTCATCTGTTCTCTCAAACATGTTTGGATCTGTTAATTCTAAAAACTCTGTTTTTACTTTAGCGGTGCCTTTGTTAATTATGTTTTCTATCAGCCCCGGCTTTGCCATTGCCAGATTGTTAAGGCTGTGGCGTTGGAAGGTATTTCTTAGTTGGTTGACTTCGCGCACCGCTTCTTGATTCTGCGCGTTGAGCTGATTAATTTGCTCTGTCGTTTCTTTTTGCTTGGCTAGATAGTTGTCTATGCTGGCGTTTTGTTCTTCTATTTTGCCTTCTAATAAAATTGCATTTGCTTTGAGCGTAGAGATTTCTTTCGCCTGCATTTGTACGAAAAACCATAGACCGGCGGTTACTATCAGGAGTAATCCGGTAGAGACTGCTGCAAGTTTGAATCCCATGTGTATACGTTTAATGCCTCGCTTTTACCTTTCACTTTAATCGGTTCTAATGATTTTAACAAATATTTGCACTTTTGTGCAGTATTGTATCCAATTAAAATATCTACGCCTGCTTCCTTCGTTGCGCTCTCTAATCTGGCCGCTACATTTACAGCGTCACCGATAGCCGTGTAATCGAATCTTGTGTCCGATCCCATATTGCCAACCACTGCCTCACCACTGTTTACACCTACGCCGATAGCAACATGAACCGGAAGCTTTTCATTTAACTCTTTGACTCTTTCTTGTATGCGTATGGCAGCTGCGACTGCTCTATTTTCTTGTTCTGGAAGATCCAAAGGCGCCGAGAAGATGGCCATACAAGCATCGCCGATAAATTTGTCAATGCAGCCACCAGCACGCTGTATTTCTTCTACTTGGACCGTCAAGGTAGCATTCATTACCTCAGTAACCTCTTGTGGAGACAATTTTTCACTCAATGATGTGAAACCACGCAAATCGGTAAACAAAAATGTGCAATATCTCGTTTCACCGCCTAATTTCAACAAATCTGGGTCTTTTTGGAGCTGTTTTACCTGTCTAGGGTCCAAATAATGCTCAAATTGCTTCTTAATTAGCTGTCTTAGGCGGTATTGGGTGCGGAAGTTCAAATAAAACGCCCCTGAAGCTGCAAAAAACTGCGAAATCAGACTCCAAGTCACGTCTAGAAGCACTCCAGACTGTATGAGGTAAATCCCAGAGTACGCTGTAAGGCCAAATATGGCCAAAAATGACATTACACCCCACGTCACGCCAAGTTGCGTCACCAATAACCATACAAGAGCCACAGAAAGCGCAAAAATGCCTAGTTCGGCAGCAAAAGACCAATCTGGTATGCGTGGGCTGTCTTGTATCAATATCGATTCAGCCAGTGCAGCTTGTATTTTGTGTGGTTCTAGCAGTCCAACCGGGGTAGCTAGTTGTGGCATGATGCCCATAGCGTCTGTGCCGATAAATACAAACCGCTCTTTGACGTTCATTTCTGATAAATTTGTTTGGTCGGTTTTTATCCAGCTGATCCACTTACGCCCAAGAGAGTCAGTAGGCACAGGTGGTAGGCCTTGCACTACAACCTCCTGTATGCCGTTCTGGTTGGTTTTTATGATGTAGGTGTCTGAACCTACCAGTGCCTTTAAAACTTCTGTGCCGAAAGCTGACACCCATCCATCGGGTGTTTTCATAAGCAAAGGCATACGCCTTACCAGCTGATCAACGTCTACCGGGGCAGAAGCAATACCTTGCGAAGCGGCGTTTCTCAGGATCTCTATGTTTTGCACTACGCCAGAAGCAGGATAGCCGCCAACAGGATCGCCCATAATTACAGTGCCTACGGTAGCTGGGTAACCGCTACCGGGATTCTCGTACATGGCAAGAATACTGTTACGATCTTGCAAAGATTCTGCAAATTTTTTGTCACCACCCATTCGGTCTGGTTGTGGAAACGCAACAGTCCAACCAACACCAAAAGCTCCACGAGCCATCAATTCGGTTTGTATTTCTGCAAGTCTAGTTCTGGGTAACGGCCAGCCACCCTCGCGCTCTATGTCTTCTTCAGTGATGTTGAGGATAGTAAAGTAATTAGATTGTGGTTTTTCAAGGACCAGAGCATCAAATGTTTTCAGCTTTAGGATCTCTAAAGCGGACCACTGCATTATAAATGGCAGTGATAATACAAACACCACCGCTATAGTTTTGAGTGATGTCTTCATCCTTGCTTGATTTTGATCACGGAGCTGCCGCCACCGTTGATTGTAATTGTTTTACTAACACCATCTTGTATAAATATCACCGTATAGGCGCCAGAGCCATCTATATCTACTCTCACGTTTTCACTGACATTGCGCCGTAGGCTTATTTGCTGACCTTGTATGATGGTGGTGATTTGTGTTGATGGATCTTGACCAACAGAAGTTCCAGTGATAGCTATGCTTGTTTCTATCTGATCTATTTCGTCATCGCTCAAGGCATCTAGGTCCTCAACAATATCAAGTAAGTCTTCAAGAAAATTAACGTCCAAAAAGTTGATATCAAGCTCCTCAAAAGCAAGTTCTGCTTCAGCATCTAGATAGTCCACATCCAGATCGTCAAACTCCAACGCATCAAAGTCCAAGACGTTGCTTGCCTTAGATACAGATTCTTCAGCTGCAATCTCTTCTTCTTTGGGTGGTGAAACAATCAACATGTTGTCGATAAGATCCAAAGTGATATCTAACTGCACTGGTCGAGTAGGTACGCTTTCATAAACCGATGCGGTGGTCGCTTGATACGGTTTGTTCAGCGTGACAGTGCCAGCTCCGGTAGCCACCATAATTTCACCAGAGGCATCACCATTTGCGTCAGGCAATAGAATGATCAAGCTGCGTCCCAGCTCATCTACTGTGCAAGTAAAATCCGTACCTCTTATTGCAATTTGTGCTGTGGGGGTTGTGATGTTGATGCGCTCTTTATTAATAAGGCCCATCTTTGAAGTTATGAATCGTGCAGTGCCTGAAGCAAAGCGTAGGCTTAACTTTGATTTGTCTGGATCTGGATTGAAGATATATTCGGTTATAACTAGCTTGCTGTGTTCTGTAAGCCTAACGACCGAATCGTCCACAAACGTAATGCCGACTCTGCCAGCGGCGGTTCTTACATCGTCCATTTGCTGAACCGGGAAAGCCATGGTAACGCCATAAGCATCATCGCGTATGATTTGCGCGTTGCCGTTTAGTTCTGAAACTTTGCCTATATCAGCAGGAAGTGCTTGTACCTTGGTCGTCTTGAATAATGCACAAAGTACCACCAGTAGAATTAGTAATGATCTTGAGCCAATCGTTGTTGAGTGTTGATTGCTGCTGTATGTTGAAAGTTCTGCTGTTTCCGGTTTGATCCAAATAGAAATACCCTCCTGCTGCGCCGTCACCATCGTATGTCAAATTATTACTATCTCCATCTATATCAAGATACGAAGTGGCGCCATCTATGTCTAACGCATAGTTTATTGTGTTTCCGTCTCCATTAATAATCCAGTCAAGGTCTAGCTGAGAAGCCAAGCCAGCTGTGCCATGATTGAGTGTAAAAGTGTTGGTCGATCCGGTGACATCTACGTTGTAATTTGAGCTGTCAATACCAAAAGTATTGGTAGGATCGCCTTGAATGGTGAAACTGTTTGTATCGCCGTCAAACTCAAAAAAACCAGTTATTGAGTCTCCGGTAATATCGCCAAGAAATTTATTGGTATTACCAATTTGATTTATATCGAGGGTGAGTCCAGTCCCGTCGAGATCAAAAGCTGTCAGGGTACCGGCTACTGAGTTTAGGCCTCCGATGATGTTGGAGCCGCCTAATTGTTCTAGGTCTATGTTGGCTGTTGCGCCACTTTGATCCACGTACACTTCATTATCAGCTGCCCATGCTGATAACGTGACAAACAAAAATATTGCTGTGTAGCGTTTCATCTCCTAACCGTCCAATACTTATATTCTACACCTTCTTTGATGGTTTGCAAAACGGCGGTTTCTATTGCGGC